GATGTCCATCTCCACGCGGCCGAGTCCATCCACGGCGGCGCTTTCCAGCCGCGTGCAGGCCTCGGCCATGCGGTTCTGCTCCATCTGCACCATCACCTTTTCCATCTCCCAGCCCATGCGAAACTCTTCCTCCACCGCCTTCAGCAGCTCGTGGCCGCCTGCTTGCGCGATGGAATCGAGAAACGTCTCAGTCTGGGCTTCGGTGTGCATGAATAGAAAAAGGCATGAAGCTCCCGCCGCACCCTCGAACGGCCCCGGTCAACCATGAAGAGTGACCAGAACCGCCCGAGGTGTGTCGTGCCCGTCTCCAGGCAAGCGGGTCAGATCCGCGTGAGGGCGGATCAAAGGATGTCGTCCACGTTGACCACGCTCAGGAAGACCTCGGCCACACCAGCGGTGATGTCCGCAGGTGCTCCAGTGGAGCCTTGCGTGGTGAAGCGGGCCACGAGCACGTCACTGGCCACACCGATGGTGCCGGCCTCCGTGACGGGCACGGCGCCGCTGGCACCGATGAGCACGGCCGCCGTCTTGGCGTCCTGCGCGTCAATGAAGTTGTCCGGGTCGCCATCGGTGCCCACTTGGATGGTGAGCGTGCCGGTGGTGGCAAACGCGGTGGAGATGTTCACCGCCGCCTTGTCCACGATGAATTTCGTGGGCGTGGAGCCGAGCGTGACCGTGACGGTATCGCCCTGGGTGGTCCAGGTGGAGGTGTTGAGGATGTCGAACGGAATGCGGAAGTAGTGGGAGAAGCCCGTCTGGCGCTTCTGCTCCGCGGAGAGCTGTTCGATCTTGATGCCTTTGGAGGCGCTCGTCGCCGTGGCGAGGGTAACTGCTTGGTCAGCCATGATGGTGTCCTTTCAAAAGAGGGTGTGAAATGGGTTTGGTGTGGGAGATTCCCCGGCGGCAGGCTGATCACCTGCCACCGGAGATGGGAGGCGCGGCTTACGAGGTAGCCGCGAATTTGCCGAGGCCCTTGGGGTTCTTGACGCACAGGCCGACGATGGCGCTGATCACGCCACGAGGACCGCCGCCAAGATCGGGAAGCGGGTCATACTTCACCGGCTGCTGCCAGCGGCACTCCAGCATGTCCATGTCGAGGGCGTAGCCGCGATAGGTGCTGTTGGCGCTGGTGGAGTAGTTCCAGCCGAGCCAGTTGCTGAGCACGAGCTCGTAGGTGCCGAAATCGCCGGTGAACACCTGGATGTTGTCGATCCACTTGCCTTCATCGCCACGGGAGGTGCGCTTGATGGCGGTGTTGCTGGCCACGTCGGGCTGATAGCCCACCATCTTGGTGAACTGCTTTTTCAGGCTGGTGCCGCACAGGAGCATGTAGCTCATCTCCGCACCGACGACGCCATACTGGCTTTCCATCACACCATTGGCGAGAGCCGTGGTGAGGGACGCCATAGCGGTGGTGTCGATGCTGGCGGAAGGCGTGAGAAACAGGCTGTCCACCGGGAGCACGGTTTGCGCCGTGGCTTTGATCCAGCTTCCGAGGCCGTGGCCGCGATAGCCAACGGTGCCGTTGTCGGCCTGCGCCACGTTGTCGGAGCACCAGGCCACTTCGATGTCGCGCTTGATCTCGAACTGCTTTTTCACGATGGCCTTGGCCATTTCCTTCTTCATGCCGATGCCAGCCACGTCGGAGAGCTCCGAGCGCTTGCTGACTTTGGGCGTGCGGCGGAACTCTTCCGTGTAGTTGGAGAGCAGGCGGCGGTTTTCGGCGGCGTCTTCGGTGGTGCTCACGTCGGAGCCGTCCACGATCGCGCCGGATTGCGGCGTGGCGTAGGCGTCGGCCTGCCACGAGAACAGGCTGTTGGCAGGGTCGCTGCCCTTGCGGATGGTGGCAAAGAGGGGCGTCTTCTTGGCATCGGCCACGGCGATGACATCGGAAAGCGATTCGCGCTTACCGACTTGAGAGCGTTCAAAGGTTTGAGGCATGTTGTTGTCCTTTCAGAAATGGTTTGGGGTGTGGGTGGTCAGAGACCGGGATGCCCGTCGAGAAGCGCCAACGCGGCGTCTTCCTGGGCGCTGGTTTCCCCGCGGTTGAGCCGGTCGATCACGCTTTCCTTCGTCCGCGCCGCGGGGGCGCTGCGACGTGCGGCAGACGGTGCGGCCGAGACAGTGGGACGACGTTCCTCCGCTTCCTGCGCCTTGGGCTTCTTGGTCCCGTAAGGCACGAGGTAGTATTTCCCGCTCTCCACCATCTTGCCGATGGCCAGACGGCCAAGCAGCAGGGCTTTGTTTGGGAGCGCATTCAGCGCCGGGGTTTCCTGCACGAGATCGAGCACCACACCGTTGTTCTTGGCCTTGGGATCGAACACCCAGGGGTAAACTTTGCGGGCCTTGGCTTCCGCCTCATGGGAGATTTGCAGCGCCTTGCGGGCTTTCTCGGCCATCTTCACGTTGAGCTTGGCCCCGCGAAGGTGATCGCGAAGCTGCTGGCGGGTGAAGTCCTGTTCCTGTCCGGCTGCGGTCGGGAGGGTGTAAACCTCCTGCACGTCATCGAGCAAGTTTTCCAGGTAATCGATGAACTGGCTTTGCTGCGCTTCGATCTTCTCCACCTCGGTCACCGTTTTGGCCTCCGCGTAGATGCCGAGATCCGGCATGGCGGTGGGCGTGGTTTCGAGGGTGGAAAGTTTGCGTTGCAGCTCGGCCTTCTCATCGGCGAGGGCTTTGATCTGCGCTTCGAGCTCGCGCTTCTTCTCGCGCTGCTTGAAGTTCTCCTTCTTGAGGGCGGCAACTTTGGGGTCGTCGTCTTCGTGTTCGGATTCGTCTTCTGTCTCGGCCGCGCCTTCCGCCGCTGCGTCGTCGTCGGTCAGATCGCCGTTGTCCTCCTCGTCGGCCAGAATGGGCGCGTCGGGATTGAACTGCGGTCCTTCGTCGGGGTCGTCGGAGCGTGATGCGTCAGCATCGGCCTGGGGTTCCGCCTTCTTCGCAGCGGTAGCTTTCTTGGTCACTTCTGCCGTCGGCTCGTCCATGACGACACCGGCCAGCTCTGCGGCCATCGCTTCCGCCGCCTGCATGGCGGCTTGCTCGGACTGCACGAGGTCCGGGCTCTCGGCACGGCGTCCCGACGCCGCACGCGCCACCGCTGTCTGCGGTGCCGCTTCCTGAACGGGAATGGAGGCTGAATCACCTCCTGCTTTGGATGGTTTTGCCATAAGTCATGCGCAGCCCTGCCGCGCATGAGGCCCACGGAATCACACCCCTTGCCACTCTGTCATCCGCCGGGCTTCCCAGCGGATACAAACAAAGGCGAACAGGGACGAATGAGCATGAAAAAGCCCGGCGCGTGACCGGGCTTTGGAGTGTGTGGCGGCTGTTACAGGGTCACTTCCTCCCGCCGCTGGCTCTCCAGCATCTCCTTCAGTTGCCCGCGGAGCATGCGCAGCGCCTTGGCGGCTCCGCAGCCTTCATCCCGCTTTACGCCGGTGCCGTCCTCCGCATCTTGATGGGCGAGGCCGATGTGATACTCGATCCACGAGATGCACGCCCGCACCTCCGGTGTGCCCTGCTTGCCGGCCAGCGCCTTGCGGCATTCGTCTTCGGTGAGGCTGCCGCCTTCGAGAATGGTTTCAATGATCATGATGTGAACGGTTTACTGGGTGACACCTGCGGCACCGGCGAGATTCTCCGCCGCTGTCGGCTCTTTCATGGCGGGCTCCCAGCCGGTGGCACCGATGCGGGCGTTGTCCTGCTGGGTGAGGTCGAACTCCCATTTAGCGAGGCGTTTGTCCACGGAGTCGCGGAAAAGCGGGTCTTGCTGGTAGAGGGTGAAGGCTTTGGGGTTGCGCTGGATTTCGCCTTGCAGCGTTTCGAGACGCACGCGGGCATTGGCTCCTTCCGGCGGCACGGTCTCGATGCCGAGCATGAGCTTGCCGAGGGCATCGCGCTCCTCTTCGACCTCCTGCTTGCTCTTGGCCTGCATGTCCATGAGGGCGATGTCCGCAAGGTTTGGATCGATGCTGGCGAGCTTCCAGCGGGTGAGAGCCACGTCATTCAGCGCGCCGCTGCGATCGGTCTGGAAGGCTTCGTTGATGGCGGCCCAGCGCTCGGTGACGAATTTGCTGTCAAGCGTGCGCACGTCGAAGCTCATCACCACGTCATATTGCCCGGCGATTTCCTCGCGGGTGACTTGGAACGGCATGGGGCCGCTGCCGATGACGCGGGAGACCTGAATCGGGCTCATGAATTGCTGATCGAGCCCGAGAATGCGCAGCACCACCTCGCGGGCGGAGATGAGGAAACCATTCACGATCCACTGGCGTTGCAGATCGATTTTCGTCGGCGGCAGCTCGGCATGCACGCGGCCGGTGAGATCGGCCACATCGCGCCGGATGCTGCTTTCCATTTCGAGGCTGCTGCCATCCATGGGCGGCACGCGCATGAAGTCGGTGTTGTCGCCATCGGTGGCGGGGATCTTGATGCCGGGCTTCACGTCCCACTTGCCGCCATTGCCGGGCAGGCGGCGCGGATTGACGCGAGTGGGCGGCAGGGTGGCGAGGCTGGTGCGGTCCATGCGGCTGTCCCGCAGGCCTTTGACCTCCCATTGCGCCGGGCCAATCATCTCGGGCTGGCCGCGGGTCTGCCACAGGCTGCGCGTCTTCCACTCGCGACGGAAGTCCACGAAGCAGCCGCCCTCGTGCCAGTAGTCCACGAGGCGGTCGAGGCCGAGCAGCAGATCGTCGTCGTCATCGGGGTTCTTGATGTCAGGCCGCAGCACCAGCTCCTGCGTGCCGGGAATGCCTTCCTCATCGACGACGCGCACGAACACATGGAAGCACTCGTAGCATTCGCCATTCCGCTCCAGGCGACGCTGCAAGGTCTCGCGGGTGCGTCCATTGGGCACGCGGTTTACCTGTGCGCTGAGGCTGCGCTCCAGAATGGAAGTGTCGAGCACAGGCGAGGGACCGGCATCGAGCATGGCATCGATAAACTCCTGGTTCCAGCCTTCGTTGACCTTGGCCCGCAGATCGGGCTCGCTGAGGCGCAGCACCATGGCGACCCATGGTGCGTCGTTGATGGCATCACACCAGCCGGGATAAATCACGTCGATGCCGGGTGTCAAGGCACGGACGGTGGGCCGGCCGGGCTTGGCAACGGGCAGGCGGAACTCGGCCACGCCCTCGGCGCGGATGTCCTTCACGATTTGTTTGGCCCGCTTTTCGCTGATCGTCGGGAAGCGGCGGCGGATGAGGGCCTCGATCTCCAGGGCGCGGCCTTCGGATTCGAGGGCATCGAGCACGATGGCGAGGCTGTTTTCCTGAATGAGCACGGCTTGCTGCTCATCGGCGGGCTGACCGGTGAGGGCCTGCACCTCCATGAGGCCTTGCTCGGCGAGCATTTCGGCGAGTTGCTTTTCGCTCAGGGACTCGCGGCCAGTCGTCCATTCCTGTTTCCAACCGACGTGCATGATGGCATGGCCGAAACACTGCTGCCACTGGGAGAGGAAATTCAGCTCGCGCCACAGCTCGGCACGGAGACGCTGCTTGAGCTCGTAGCTGATGAGCGTCTGCACTCGGCCTGCGGCATCGACATCCTTGGCCTCCATCGCCATCACGCGCAAATCGGCGCTGAACACGCTCATCACATTCAGGCAAGCGATTTCGTCCACCGTGGCGTCGATGAGGCGCACGCGGGTGTCGCTGGCTCCATCCCACGGGAAAACGCGCTCGTTGTAATTCTTCTCCCACTTTTTCGCGTCCTCGCTTTGACCGTCCCAGATGGCGAGCATGTTTTCCTCGTTGGCACGGGCCACGCCAAGCCAGGAGCCGAGATCACCGGTCTCGCGCACGAGCTCGTCCACGATCTTGCGGGTATGCACGGAAGCATCCGCCGCGCCTGCCGGTGAGGTGGCGGCATCGGTCTGGATTTGGTAAAGGGTGGCTTCGTCGTCGGTCATGGGGATGGGCGGAAAGGATTGATCCTTGCCCGGCCTTACGCTGGAGCAGATTCCTCCAACAGGCCAAAGAGACGCAGCACGACACAGCGCACATATAACGGCTTGCTCCGGCCGCGCAAATACTTCCTTGGCTCGTCCTCGGTGTCCTGCGCCGCGCCGATGATCTTCCGCGCCATCGTGCGCGGAATGCCGGCCTCCTCGGCAATCTCAACCACCTGCCACCAGTGCAGGTAACGCGTGGTGTGCCGGTCAATCGCGGAGAGTGAGGTGATGCTGGGCATGGTGTGGTTTGGCGGGTGTTATTGGGAAATTTGGTGTGGATAATCACTGTTCACCGCAGGCCGCAGCACACGCCACGGCCTGCGATGTGTTTTCACAGCCATCCGCGTTCGTTCCATGTTTCCATGATCTCATCGACGCCATCAGCGCAGACTTGGCCGATCACGCCGATTCGGTCGAGAGGTTGCACAGGAGGTTGCCCGTATTCCATGTCGAGCGCCGGGCCTGCGAGAGCACCACAGATCAGTTGCACATGGATTTTGCGTTTGAGAGCTTTCTCGGCTTCCTCGTTTGGAGCGATTGCACCGAATCTATTTTTCACCATGCGGCCATCTTTGATGACAACATGCGCTTCAGCTTCTTGAGCCGCTGTGTCTTTGTCTTCCGGCTCCAGCCAGAGTATTTTTCCTTCGATCATAGTTTTGGTTTTGCGTGTTTGAGTGAGCGTTTCCGACGCTCGGCGGTGAACCATCGACTGATGCCAACGGCTCGAAAGTGTCTGTCATGTAAGCGGGCGTCCATCGCTCGCCGTCGGCATAGCCGGGTCGTTCTCCGCCACCGTCTCCGCCTCGATCACCACGCGGCCGGAATCGTCCGGCAGCGCTGTTGCGGGAACAGTTTGCTGGCGTTTTTGCAGCTCGGCCTGGGCGAGCTGCATGAAGTGGTCGAAGCCTTTGGCCTTGGTGCTGTCCTGCGTGTTGCCACTGATTCGCGTGGCTCCGCCGCTGCTGAGCTGCTTGACGTTGTAAACGCTGGTCAGGGCCATGGCGGCGGCACCGAGGTCTTTGGCGGATTTGGCTTTGTTGAGCAGCTCCTCCACTTTATCGAGCGCATCGGCGCTGGTGAGCAACGAACGGCGCTTGATGATGTCCTCAATCTCGCCCGCTTTGAACTCCTGCGGGTCGTTCATGAGGGCGATAATCGTGTTGCGGGAGATGCCCTCCAACTGCCGGGCGGCGCGATGCTCATCGACCAGACGCACGATCTCGGATTTGTTGGTGATGCCCAGCTCGCGCACGAGGTAGCAGGCGAAGGCGTAGCCCTCGGCATCCTGCTCGCGGAAGCGGCCGGCCGTGTGCTCGCGCCACGCGGCGGCAGGCGGGGGCGGCACGGGCTGGCCGTCGGGCAGGGTCAAAGGGAGTGAAGGGGTGGTGTCCATGAATCAACAGGGGATGTCGTCGTCATCAGCGCTGGGTTGTCCGTCCGCAGATGGTGCTGGTCGCTTCTCACTGCCCGGCGGCGGCGCTTCGGAGGCTTTGCCACCGGCGCGGGTGTCGCCGGCAAAGTGCCAGGCCTCCACGATGCCGAGCGTCTTGCGGCGCTTTTCACCGGTCTGCTTGTCGGTCCATTCGTCTTGCTCCAAGCGGCCTTCGACGAGGATGGGTTTGCCTTTGTGGAAGCACTTCACCAGCGTCTCCGCGGATGGCCCCCAGCAGCGCCAGTCGGTAAAGGTGGTGGCTTCGTGCTTGGTGCCGTTGCTGTCTTTCCAGGCGCGGTTCACGGCAATGCCGAAATCCACGACGGGCGTGCCGGATGGCGTGAAGCGCAGCTCGAGCTCGCGGGTGATGTTGCCTTTTTGTATCAGTATGTTCACAGGTGTGTTTGGTTTGGATGTGATGGGCTTGCGCCCGGTGGAAATCAGGGTTCAAAGTCTTTGCCCCAGTCGTCGTCTTTGCCTTTGCCGCTGCGGCGGTCCGTCTTGGGCTGCTTTTTGGGCACGGCGTAGCTGCCGAACTGCCAGTCGCGCCAGTCGGTGCTGTTGAGTTTGGGCATGCGGCTGCTGAACCAGGTGCGCCAGTCCTCGAAGCGCACATGCAGCTCGGGCGTGGGTCCGCGGCGGTTTTTGCGGACGTAGATTTTGGCGTCCTGCTCGTAGTCTTCGCGAGCCCAGCCGCCGTCGTCGGGGCTGTATTTGTCGCCGGTGCTCCAGCACTGCGCATTGCGCTCACGGCGGGGCTCGACGGCTTCAATCCAGCCTCGCTTCTTCTCATCGCTGAGGGTGTGCCAACCGAAGAAATACGGGTCGCGGTGCAGCATCCAGACGTGATCCGCATACCATTCAATCGCGGCGCTGCCGCTGAGGTCGGCGAGCACAGGGGGCTTGCCCGCGTTGCGGTCGGTCTCGCGGTTGAGCTGCACCATGAGGAGCACGACGAGCTTGTAATGCTTCTTCACAAATTGCAGCGTCTCCATGACCTCGACGAGGGCCTCGCGCTCATCCTTCAGCCCGCGCTTAGACACTGCTTTGATGAGGTGCAGGTGATCGACGACGATCCAGCGGATGCCGTGCTTGCGTTTGGCCACCTGCACCTGGCTGCGAATATCGGCCGTAGTGATCGCGCCGCCGTCGGAGATGAGCAGCGGAGCCCGCTGCACCTCGCGCACCTTCTGGCTCATAGCGTCCTGGTCGGCGCGGGAAAACATGCCGGTGATGGCCTTGCTGGTGTCGATACTGGCACCACCCAAGATGATGCGGTCGTAAAGCTGCACGCCGCTCATTTCCGCGCTAAACACGAGGCCGGGCACGTTGTTGGTGACGACGAGGTTGTGAATCAACGTGGTGGCCATGGCGGTTTTGCCCTGGCCGGGACGGCCTGCAATGACGACGATCTCGCCTTGAGCATCATCGAGGCCATGCACCGTCTGGTCGAGCTCCAGAATGCCGGTTTCGAGGCCCATGATCTTGCCGCGATTGGCGATGGTGGCCTGCGTGCGGTCCACCCAGTCCATCACACCGCGGGCGGCGAGCACAGGCCCGGTGGAATACTCACCGGAGGCCTGCATGGCCTGCACGCAATCAAAGACGCGGCCTTCCGCGCGGCCGATGACGGCAGTGGCGTCTTCGTCCATCTGCTCGCTGCCATGCTCGAAGCATTCCTCGATGCTCTCGGCGCAGGCGTGGATGGTGCTGCGCAGCATCCACTTCTCGCGCACGATTTTCAGGTAATGCGGATAATGGGCCGCGATGGGCACAAAGGTGCTCAAATCGCTGATTTCAGCCGCGCCGCCGACAAATTCGAGCTTGCCCTGCTCGCGAAGCACATGCGTGAGCGTGATGGGCTCGACGGGCTTGTTGCCGTCAATGAGAGCCAGCATGGTTTCATACACCGTCTGGTTGCCGGGATGGTAAAACGACTCGACGCTGAGCCGTGAACGCACCTCCGTGAGGCGCTCCGGGTCTTGAAGCAGGCAAGACAGCAGGCCCTTTTCCGCATCCGGTGCCGCCGGCATGGCGCGGTTGATCCGGGCCAGCTTGCTCTCGGTGCTAGTGTCAGGCTTGCGCTCGGAGGGCGCGGATTGCTCGGTGCTCATGCGGCCTCCTTTCCATGCTGGCGCAGCCAGGCGCGGACCTGTCCCTTGTCACTGGCGGTCATCTGCGGCCAGGCCGGGCACATCTCGCGCCATTGCTCGCCAAACAAAGCATCCATGGCCTGCTCGTGGCCTGCTGGCGCGTCCTCGATAGTGAGCAACGGTTTGCTGCTGCCCCCCTCATTTTTCGCGCCCAAACCTGACCACGCAGGCTGCGGCATGCCGCGCAGATCACCTCCGCGGTCCTGCTCTTTGGCGAGCCAGTTCGTGACAAACTTGCGCCAGTTGCTCTTGCGGGCCTTGGCCGGATTGGCCTTGAGCCACTGCTCCATCGCCAGCATCTGCCGCCGGATGTCGCAGGCCGGATAAGCCAGCGCAAACTCATCCCACAGATCTTGCGTGAAGCCCAGCCAGCCGGTTTCTGGCGACCACGCCAAGGGCTGAATGCCTTCCAGCGCCGCGCCCCCTTTCTTTTTTTTCTGGCCAGAATCGGGTTCGAGTTCATCGGCGGAAGCCTCGCCAGCGCCATCGCCGTTCGGTCCAGCACCGTCAGGTGCGGACAAGAAGTTGGTTATCGGTTTATGGTTATCGGTTAACGGAACGCGCGCGCGAGGCATACCATTCGCATTGCGTTCGCTGTGCGTTGGCAATGCGTCCGCATTGCGTTCGCTGTGCCAGCGCTTTTCAGCCGCTTTGATGGCTTTGGCTGCTTTGTCGCGGTAGTCGGCGATCTCTTCGAGCACGCGTTTCTGCGTGTAACCGTCCTCGGTGAGCACAAAGAACTCGTCACGGATCGAGCGCACGGCCTGCTGCTCGGCTTTGTCGAAAGCGGAGCAAAGCCGGAAAAGAGCTTTCTCATCGGTGGGCAGCGGTTTTTCGGCCGCATAGCACCAGTCGAGCATCTGGTTGTAAGCCCCGTGCTCCAACATGGAGAGATGCTTGGTGTCCTTGGCGTAGTCGCCAAGATGGCGGAGGTATTTGTGCATCAGGATTCAGCGGTGAAATGTTTCTCGAGCCAAGCGCGGCTCATGACGCCGTGGCCGTCGGTGGTGAGGTTCAGGAAATCGACGGTGCTGCGGGTGACGTAGGTGAGGCGCAGGCGCGTCTGGCCTTGGGCATCACGCCAGATGGCACCGACGACAGGGGCGCGGCGTGCGTCTCCACCACGCGCTTGTTTTTTCGCTCCATCGGTGGCCACGGCAGCCGGCCGCGATACAGCGTCACCCACAGCGTGCGCGGCTTGACGCCGAGATTGTGGGCGGATTCGTGAACCCAGGCTTTGAGTTGCATGCTTCACAAGCTGACCTCCTCTTGAAGTTGACGGGTTTCGCTCAGCGCCTCGGCAATGCTTTGATGCGCCAGCAGCGCCCCGCTTTTTTTTGTGGCACGCAGCAGCGGCTCGTAGGCTTTGGCAGCATCGCCGCGGAAGGCAATGCGCCCCGCCTGGTCGATCTCGCAGGTGGCTACCGGCCAGGGCTCCAGCACGCCGGTTTGAGGGTTGGGACGGTAGCGCAGCACCTGGACGGCGGCGACAAGGGGAACGGGTTTGAGTTCGATGTCAGGCATAGTAGGATAGGAAAAGTGTCAAAGCAGGTATCCGTGCCGCTGCTGCATCTGGCGGTGGTGCTGTCGCATGCGTTCCTCGCAGGCCGTGATAATGTTGGCGCAGGCCATGGCGCTGATCCGCGTGGTGGCTCGCTCATGAAGCAGCGCGAGCTTGTCGGCCGGGTCCACGTCGTCACGAGCCAGTAGGGCCTCGATGTCCGCCAAGATCTGCGAGCACTCCGCCAGACGCGCCTGCGCATGCACCAGCTCATGCATAGGCCGCTGCTGAATGGCCGCCGTTGCCGGGGCCTGCTGCCAAAGCGCCGCGCTCATGCCCGCGCCCCCTTTCTTTTTTTGGCGACCAAAACAGGTCCGTGGCAATGCAGAAAATTTGTCTCCGGGGTGATGTATTGAGAACCGATCGCCGGCCGAGCCTCCCGACCCCCGCCCCCCCTGCGTTGCCATGCCAGCACCAGGTGACCACCCGCGTGCGACCCGTGGCAATTCACGCCAACGCACGCCAATATCGCCCATTTACGCAGGGCGATTGCCACCACCTCGGCAGATACAATATCTGCTGACCGGACATTTTGCTCCGCCTCAGCCCCCAAGCCACACGCCGCTGCGCCCCCACGCAATGCGCCCACATTCTCCCCGCTCCAACCCATTCCCGCGACCGCCAGCACACCGAGCACCAGGGCGACAGAGTAATGACCTCGCAAATTGCTCCACAGCGAATTCATGCCGCCACCTCCTTCCCGCTCAGCGCCTCGATCCACCGCCGCAGCTCACCAGCCGGCACACGACGCGGAGCCTTGCGACCCTCGCCCAGCTTCACCGAGCGCAAACGCCCACGGCTCAACCACTCGCGCACCGTCCGCGTCTCCACGTCCAGCAGATCCGCCACCCGTTCAGGACTCAGCAGACACTCCACCTGTCCTTCCAAAAAAAGAAAAAGGCCGCGCCGGTCCACCACCGTCCGCCCATCACGGAGTCTCGACAGCAGCGCCCCAGAGCGGCACCACAGCGTCACCTGCTCGCCAGACACATCCAGCAGCCTCGCCACCTCATCCACACTCCACAGCCCGCCAGACGCCGCCACACGATCCCACACACCGGCATCACCCGGCACAGGCCTCGTCATCGCATCTGGCTTCACTCCACGCATACAGGTCAAAAAAGAAAAAGGGGGCGCGGCAGGTCGCCGCCGGACCACGAGCCTCACCGGCCCGCCAAACGCACCAGCACTGTCTCGCGGCGCACCTCGCCACCGCAGCACTCACGCACCTCATAGGCACGCACACGCGGCCCCTGGGGCCTGCGCAGGCGCAGCTCGTGCTCGAGATCCAGCGCAGCGGAGCACGGGCCGCCGGTGCGGCTCCCCACCGCACCAGCGCCCGCCGTTCCCACCTGCGGCGCCGACCTCGACAGCACCGCGGAAATCCGTTCACGCAGCAAACTCACGCCGCCCCCGCGTCGTCACCGCCGCGGCCCTCCCGTTGCTGGTTCAGCTCAAAATCCTCTGCCGAGTAATCACGCGGCTCCGGCAGGATGCACCACCAGGCCACCAGGCCGCAGGCAGACAGCACGCCCAGCATAAAGCCGATAAAAAGCACGCCCGCCCAGCTCACGCCGCCGTCGCAGCCGTCGCAGCCTGCGCCTCCGGTGAAAGCTTGATCAGACCCTTCACCTGCCAGCGCACACGCAGGTTGCGCAGCTCCTCGGCGATCTCCGCCTGCACACCGCGCTCGATCGGTTCGCCCGCCGTGCGGGAGAAAACCATCGCCTGCTCCTCCAGCTCCGCCAGAGCCTTCGCACGCACGTCAGCGAGGTCATTCGGGTCAAAAACAGTCAGTGAATTCGTGTCCATGGCGCAAATAATAGCGACACGATACGAATAGCGCAAGAATAATTTTACTATCAGGCTATTTTGTGCAAATTGCTATCCAATACCACATGGAAAACACGCCAAAAGCCGCCAAAATCCTCTCAAACTGCCTCGTCATGCATGAATGGTCGCAAGACGATCTCGCGAAGGCATCCGGCATCGTAGCTCCTACCGTTTCGCATCACATCAACGGTAAACGCGTCATCCGCGACGATCACCTCGCAGCCTACCTACCTTGCCTTGACCGCACCGAGCAGCGCCAGCTCCTGGCCGCCTGGTTGCAAGACGTTTTACCCCAGGCCGTGCAGGAAACCCTCCTCGATCCCGCCACCGGCAAGCTCCAGGAAGAAGTCACCACCTTTGCCCTCGGCCTCACCCATGAGCAGCAAAGCATGCTCCGCTTCTGGGCCCAAAAACTCGCCGCCGATGACGAGCTCGATCACATCTTCGCCGCCATCACCCGCAAAGC